ACAGTACCAGCGTTAAAAACAACATAAATGTCATTAGCCGCGTCTGTATTTTTGATGTAGATAAATTCAACCTTATCACCTGTCGCCACAGTGCCGGGGTTTGCGTTTGCATTTACCGCCGTATAATCTGTGTAGTAACCAGTAATCAGATCCGTGCTTGCGGCTGTGACACTGGTTAGTTTGTAATACCACTTGTCGTTCGCGTCTTTTGGCGAAACAGTGGTTGTGGCCTCGATAGTTTTAGCTATCTCGTCCGGTAAAATTGTGGTCTTCATGACCACTGTTGCTGCATCTGCCATGATTATTCTCCTCTATCAGCTATTTTGCAGATTTCTTGGCGGGAGCCTTTTTCTTGGCTGCAGCCTTCTTTGCGGGTTTCTTCTCCTCTACAGGAACTTCTACCCACGCTTCGTCCACAACCGTATCAGGGTCATCTTTTACATAATGCCCCCTTTCATCACGAGCGCGAACAAATTTAGTTTTTATTGCATTTTCGGTCTCGCGTATCGCACGTTTTGCAGCGCGAATTTGCTCAACCATTTTTTCTCTAACAGATGATGCCATTATCCTGTTCCTTTCATACGGGCACTCAGGGCGGCAATATCTCTTTGAGTTTGTATTCTATCTTCCGCCACTCTAGTTTTGTCAGCAAGAGCCTCTTCTTGAAGCTCTATACGGCGATTAGCCAATTGAGCATCCATCGCTTCACGGTCATATTCAAGCTCTTGCTTTGTCTCAAATTCTTGAGACTTTCGCTCCATGTCTGCCGCTTTTAGCTGTAATTCCTGCTGTCGAATTGCAACTAATGGATCTTGTTGATCTTGAGGCTCTAGCGTCTGTGCATATTGCTCTGTTAAATCTGCAATCAACATAGCTGCTTGACGCTCTATAGCAGGCTGTAGCATCTGCATAGCCTCTGGATTTTCTTGTACTTCTGGACCTGCTTGTTCCATCACAATCTGTTGCGCCTGTTGTTCCGCTAACAAACCAATATGTTCTTGAATGTGACCTTGCAATGATAAAGTTGCCTGTGGATTCATTTGTACAGATGGTGTGGACATAATAGCCAAGTGTGTTTCCATATGAGCTTTGTGATCCTGCTGTGGAAATGCTTGAAGCATACCACCAGTCAAAGCCATCTTGTTTTCCATAGCAGCGTTCATCGGCTGTGGCTGCGGTGGGGCAGGTAATATTGAATCAATATTATTAATACCTAACGCCTCGTACATCTTTCGATATGCCTGATACAATCCCTGTGGACCGCCATGAATTTGTGGATTTGACTGCACTAACTGTAATTGTGTCTGCGCAAGAGCAATACGTTGAGCCATTGAAAATATGTTAGGATCACTGACTGGAAGAACATCCACTCGCGCATCAAAATCCTGTGCAAATACTTCAGGTCCAAATTCCACTGATGGCATATAAGGATATAACTGCATAGTATCTGAAAATACTTTAGATAACAGCTTAAACTCTATCTTTTGAGAATAGTGCATACGTTTATGAATCGCAGACATAACCTTCGTACCACGTTCCATAATCGCCATTGTGGTGCCAACAGGTGTTTCACCACTCATCTCACCCACCTTCATGTCAGCCATAGTCGCAAAACGCCGTCCAGCGTCCACAAGAGTGCCTAGAAGGTTATACAGAGTACCTGAAGGCTCTTTAAACGGTAAAGGCATCAGGGAGGTTCTTATATCGGTTCCTGCAACGTCTATATCGCGGAACTCACCGGGCTGTATTGGATTGTCCTCATCTCTAATTCTTGCGCCACGAGCTTTAAAACCAGCAGGTAAGTTAGAAAGCGTACCCGCATCAATTAACTGACGTAAAATAGAAGTAGAGGCTTGAGCCAAGCCACCAATCATATGTGTTAAGCCAAGGCCATAAAAACCAAGACCGGGCAAGAATTTATAATGCACAAAGTATTTATTGCGCTTTTTCATCATGTCTGCTTCTTCGTAATTCCTACGAATACCAAGAACTTCTCCAGTATCTTCTATAATCGTAACAACATAAGGTAATTTTAAACCGCTTTCAGAACCTGTTTCGTCAAGATCCTCAAAGCCGGGCAGATCTAAATCAGTGTGTATCTCATATAAAGTAAGCTCATATGAAGAACCGCTAGGATAAACACCCTGCACTTCATTAATAGCTTCCTGTACCTCTGACATCTTTTCTGTAGATGAACCATCTTGAGGCAAATCCACATCACGATAAAAACCAGCTATCTGTAGCTTTTTAACCTCATTTGAGGCCATCTTAATAATGTGCGTAATTCTAGGAGAAGACGCCAAATCAGTTGCGCCATAAGGAACCACAAGATCCTCTGCATGTACAAACTGACTAACAGCACGGCCCTTTAAAGGATCAAAATATACCTTTTTAAACGTAGAACCTACAACAGGAAGATAAAATAACATCTGATCCATCTCAGGATCATACTCTTCCATCTCGTAAGTAATCATATAATTCATATAATCCTTGACACGCTCTGCTTGCTTAATAAGCTGCTCTGATTGCGCACCAACAACTTGCGTTCTTACAGGTCCACTTGCAGGCAACATTTCACGATATGCTTGCGCCTGAAACTGCGTAACACTTTCTGCCAATAACGGATGTATAACGCCAGAAGAACCCTCAAATGGCTCTGCACGATCCTCATACTGCATCCCAAGAAACTCTAAACCGCGTTTATATGTATCCTGCCAGTCCTGTCGAGAAGATATATCGTCATCAATCTCACCAGTTAAATCAGAAGAAATACGACCTAAATCACTATCATCCATAAATTCAGCTAGGTTTGAATCGTGAGATATTTGCGGTATCTCCTCTTCCTCTGCATACTCCCCAATGATTGCAGATCCATCATCAAACTCAAAAACACCGGGATCTTGAGGTAATCCCTCAACCAAAACCTCATCTGGTTGTACCTCTGGAAGTTGTGGGCCTATAATACCGCCCGGACCTGCATCTCTTTCAATAGCCATACCTATTTACCTTTTTGTGTTGGAGCAAAGTCCACTCGACCTTGAGTCGCCGCAAGGGAGCGACTAAAATGGACTGGGAGGTTTCCATCATCCTTCGCTCCAACCTCTTCAAGCTCATTAACAGATTGATTAATACCTGAACTAAGAACTTCTAAATCTATTTTGACAATAGCTGTCATTATCTAACCCCTGAGAACCGTGTCCCTTTTATAGCCGCACCAGCGCCACGACAAACAGCACCACCGCTTTTCTTACTCTTACTTTTTTTCTTTCTAACTGCGCCACCATCTTCCATCATTTTAAAATCAGCGCCAGAAATTTGACCATCTTTATTTTTATCAAGCTTTACTTGACCACCAACTAAACCGCCATCTTTCATTTTTTTAACCTTACCGCCGCGCTTCATACCCAATTGCTTGCGCAAACGAGCTGCGTCTGCATCAGACATCATACCCATTTCAGCAGCCTCAAGAGCTTCCAACATACCTGCTCGATCCATCGCACGTTGACGATTTGCATCAGGTCTAATTTTTGGCCTCAAAGAAGTAGATTTTGGTCTAATTTTTGGTCTTAATGATTTAGAGACATTTTTTTTAGGCTCAACACCAAAATCAATAAAATTTTCAATTTTACCATCTTTGATTAATTGATCAAATTCATCCATCTTTTTATTTTTTTCTATGTTTTTTAAAGCAGATTTAACGGCTCTAGTAGTAGCTCCAGCCATAGCCCCACCGGGAACAGCGGCTTCTAAGCCTCTCATTAACATTTTTTTCAAATCAGCCATAATTATCTCCTATGATTGTCCTTTAAATTTCGGCCCACGGCCCTTCATAACTGCGCCACCTAATTTCATAGCACGAACTGCGCCGCCAGCTTTTTTTCTTTGAGTTTGAAAACTACGAGATTTGGGAGCATCAATTCCGTATGAATCAACTAAATCAAGATCTTTTGCTGTTCGACTAACTAAATCTTTTTTTTCTTTTGCTGCTTGTTTACTACCCGAAGATCCACGATCAGCATATTTTTTTTCAATATCTTTCTTTGCTTTTCTGTGACTTGAGGCTAATTTTGATTTTAAGCTTTTAGAACCTTTTTGAGGGTCCTCTACAAAGTTTAGTGCCATCAGTAATATTCCTTTCTTTTACGAGAATACATCAAATCATCGTCTTCATAATCACTCGGAGTCGTAATAAAACCACCCTGTCTAAAACGTAGTATAGCCTGTGTCATCGAATCCGCCAAGTCATCATGTTCACCATTTGGAAAAGAAGCGCATTCTTCTATCACTTCTTCAGCAAAATTCATCTCT